AATCCAACCTTTCAATGTGTGATCGAATCGTGAAGATTGATGCAGTATTTGTAGGATATTCCTTGATAAATAATCTTCCTAAGCTTTTTGTTTCATCATAGAATTTTTTGACTTCTTCCTTACGGTCCATCACTTCATTTGAATCCATATCGCAAAGATTTGAATCGTAACGAATTCCCACTGCGGTCTCAGACAACTCAAACGTGTAGTGAAGGACGTTTCTACCATTGCGTAGTGCATTTGCACCGATCATAGTTAAGAAGTGTGACTTACCGGATCCTGATCCGCCGACAACACACAACAGTTCTCCTTTTCCAGAACCACCATTCAATAATTCTTTTTTATCTAGCTCAGGAATACCTGTTGGGATTGTGTCTCTTTTTAGACGAGTAAATCTTGCATCCATTTCATTAAAAAAGTCATGACCGACAGATGGAGCAGTACCTACTTGAACAGCTTTCTTAATCGACTCTACGATCGATTCATATTTGTCAGCCTGCATCTGATCGACTGCATTCTCAAGAGCAGCCTTAAGAGCTTGTTTTCGACAAAAATCAAGGGATTTTTCACGGACAAACTGAAGATCGCCTGAGTCTGGATTAGACTTCATCCTTTGAAGATAATCAATTATCTGATCACGGAGAATGGTATCAGTTCCGGTTTTAAGATCATCTCTTATAATTGTGACCAATAGTTGAAGTGTTGGAAACACTTTGTATTTTTTAGAATATGAAAAATATCGATCCGCGAGAAATTGTAGATACTTGAGTTCAAAGTATGAAGAATTAAATACTTCAGTCATTTGTTCTGCAAACTTCCAATCAGTCAATAACGCTTGCATAATCTTTTCTTGAAAAGATTTGCCGTATGTGCCGAAGGTTGGTGTCATTATTGTTGTAGTCATAAAACATTATCTTCCGAATCTTTTTAATTCCCATCTAAATTCGCAGGACATATTCCTTATAATTTATCTTTTCCTATATGGAAATTATTGGAAATTATTTTCGTATAATCTACGTAAACATAAAGGTATTTTCTTGATTCATATCGATAAGAATTTACTCACTTACTGTAGATCATTTTTGAGTTGCAGTCACACATTTTAGATCATAAAAAAAGCCTTCGATATCAAATCCTTCGATACCTTCATTGATTAATGATCGAATCAAAGCCATCCTATCTGTACGTGGTTCAAATGTATCGATAACATATTGCACCTTTGAAACCTGATCTGCAGACAACATACTTCCATCTAAATGTACTAATCTCCAATTTCTTTTTACATCTTGAATACTTTCAATGATGCGACGATAAATAATAGATTCATCAAAACGTGATTGACAAAAATCAAAGACTTCTTGAAGAATAAGTTGTTGATTTCCACCTAATATCGGAATTTTAGATGCCGCTTTTTTAAAGCCAATTCCTTTAACACCAGGAACATTATCACCTGGATCACCACAAATAGACTTTGCAATTGCAAAATTGAAAGTTTTTATTCTATATTCTTCAAATATCTCTTCTTGAGTAACAATTTTTTTCTTATGAAGACTATAAATTTTTGTCTTATCGTCAAGTAATTGATACATGTCCTTGTCAGAGGACACTATGATTTTATCATGTTTCATAAAGGGACCACGACACAAATGAGCGATGATATCATCTCCCTCACAATCAGAAACATAAACTTGACAAATTGGAGTTGACTTTAACATCCCTAATAACGATATTAATTGATGCTTTTTATTTTCTTCGGAGTCAGGTATATCATCGCCATAAAATCGATTAAGTTTTTCTGGTTTTCTTCCCAATTTATATTCTGAATATAAATTTCTACGTCGTTGTGACCCCCCACCTTCCCAAGCAATATAAATACGACTTGGTTGAATTTCACGACATATTCTTTGCATTGATTTTAAAAATCCAACGCAACCACCCATAGGATCTCCATTCTTATTCATGGTTGGGTATGCAGCCCAACTTCTTAAAAATAGATTTTGACCGTCAATGATAATGATTGGATGTTCAATACTCAATTTAAATACCTGTACTTCCAAATCCACCTTCACCACGTGACGTCTTAGAAACCTCATTCACTTTGTGAAATATGGCTTGAAAAATCGGAAAAAATAAAAGTTGTGCAATCCTATCACCATTTTTTACAGTAAATTCTTCCTTACCGGAATTATAAAGAATGACCTTAATTTCTCCTCTATAATCATTGTCTATTAAACCTGGGCTATTTAAAACAGTCACACCATCCTTCGATGCAAGCCCAGATCGTGGACAAACCTGAGCTGCAAAACCTTTAGGTATTTCAAGTTTTATCCCAGTTCCAATAGTCATCCTTGATCCGGGGGGAATCACTAAATTTTCAGTAGATTTTAAATCACAAGCTGCAGAACCTGAAGTTTGATATGCTGGTACGAGTGATTCATCATTAGTTAAGACATTTACCCAAATAGGATTTGTTGGTTTTTCAATCATCAGAACCTCCATCATCAGTAACGTTATCATCCCCTTCTGTCGGGGTCGGCGGCCCAGCAGTTAATGCTAATGCACAATCAATAACCTCCATAATAAATGGACCATGAATATCGTCTCGCATTAAGTTACCAAATTCGCTCTTATAAAACTTCTTTTCTACTACAACCTCACCTGTCTTCTCGTTAACAACGCTCAATTCTTTCCATGCACCATCACCAGAAATATTAATTGTATGTCCCTTTCGTTTTACAGGTCCATTTTCTTTACAATGTGATCTACATTCATCAAACAGATATTCATCTTCTACAATTCCTTTACCAAAGATGATATCAAATTCAAGCTTACGAAACGGTGGCGCAACCTTGTTTTTCTTAATAGTCACGGTCGTATGAATTCCAATAGGATTTCCATTCTTGTCTTTTACCTGATTACCACTACCAAGACGAATGCGAACTGATGAATGAAATGGAATTGCCTTACCCCCCGGAGTAACTGCGGGATCGCCGTGCATGACACCAATTGCATCACGTAATTGATTGATACACAATAACGTTACATTATTTTGACCAATAACACCAGTAATTTTTCTCATTCCTTTTGAAATCGCTCTTGCCTGCAATCCAACAGAATTTTGATCATAATCACCATCTAACTCTGCTTTTGGAGACGTCGCAGCAACTGAATCCCAAATAACAAGAATTGGTATGTCTTTGTCAATTACTTGTTTTGCTTTCAAAATTGTGGATTCAATAATTGAAAACACTTCCTCAGTGCAATGTGAATCACAATAGACAAAACGCTTACGAACATCAACGCCCATGTCAGCTAATTTCTGCACTGGTGTTGCATTTTCAGTATCAATATAAACAACAAGTCCACCCATTTTTTGGATCATGGCGGCGGCGTGATAAGCCAAATGTGATTTACCAGAAGAAGGTAGACCAGAAATTTCTATGATTCTTCCTTCAGGATACCCACCTCCTATTGAATTTTTAATAGCATAATTCAATTGAATAGAACCAGTGTCGATCCAACGTTTAACAATCGTTGGTGCATCCATTTCTGATAGGTTATAAGCAATTCTAGTTCCAAACTCTTTATTGATGGAGGAAATAAGATCCTTCATCATGCTGTCAACTTCATTTTTCTTTGTTACCATATAACAGTTATTATCTCCTAAAAATACTGATAGTACAAACGCCGGCAACCAATTTGATCACCGGCGTTTTATTCATTCAATGATTATCAAGTATCACTCATCAGGTCTGCAAATGCATCATCTAAAGATTGCTTCTTTGCCTCTGAAGAATCTTTCTTCATCTTCTTCACAGAAGGTTTATCAGTGGTTGACTTGACCTCAGCCACCAAGTCATCAAGAGCATCTGTTTGTGCTGAACCTCTTGACATTTCAGGTGTTGCATCTGTTGTTGAACCACCATTCAACCAGTTATTTAACACAGTTTCAATCTCTTGTGTAGACTTAAGACGATACATATCATCAAGATTTGGAATAGAGTTTAACCAAGTTTCCATTTGCTTCACGTCATCATGCAACTTTGTAGGTCTACGAGCAGGATCAACAGTAGTGTCATTAAATTGTTTGCCAGGTTGCTTTGTTATGGATACCTTCAAATCAAATCCTTCTGTTGGAGATAAGATATCGCCAACCTCCTCATCAAGGAAAAAACCAAGCATACGTTGATAAACCAACTTTCCAAACGACCAAACCTGTACACCTTTGTCTTCTTCACCACGAACAATAACAGGTGAATAACATCTCATCTTTGGTTGCAACTTTTTAGCAAGAACCCTATCATCAGGCTTACCACTGCTGTATAGCTTGCGAATCAAATCATTAATTGGATCTGGCTTTCCAAATTGATTTGGAGCTAAAATACCTGGATTATCACCAATGTAATAAAACCAACGTTCTGCAAATGGTTGCCCATCAGGAGAATTCTTCCAAGGTAGACAACGAATTTTATGTTCTCCAAGACTTGGTTTCCACAGCTGAACTGACGAAGTCTTCTTCACACCAGAAAGTTCTGCAACACGACGCCTAATTGCTTCTAAATCAATACTCATATTATTTTTCCTTTTCCATTTCCTATTCCGTACCTTGTGGCAGGAATGACTCCCTGCACCATGCAGGTAACTTTACCTTACCACCAACCTTTTTATGTGTTCAATGTTTGTTTTCAGGTCCAACCTGGCTTCTTCTTCTTACCACGTTCGCCGCGCGCAGCGGGGCCTTCGAGGTCCTGACTATTAACACCAACGGGTCCAACAACACCTTGGATTCCTGCAACACCAATTGATTCATCAAACATGTCATCCTCATCCAAATCCTCGTCCTCATCAATCATTTTATTTTTTTGGACATGCTGCATGCCACTAATTTCCTTAATGATTGATCTTATATACTTTCGTAAAGCAATGCTCATGAACTTAAATATAAAGTCATTCTTTTTCTTGTTTGGTAGAAATGACATCAGCCATATGAACAATATCGGCTAGCCGAGGCTCTTTCATTTTATATGGAGCATTAGCATCGTCATATTGACCATCATTTAACTTGATGGCCAACCATTCTTCCTGACTCAATTTTAATCCAAAGTGTTGGCACAACCAAACTCCACGATCAGGAACAGTCATATATTGAATATCACGATTATGTTTATACATCTCACCAATTTTTTCACGATGCCACTCCGAATCCTGCGGAAGATAGTAATCATTTTCATGATCACCTACTTTTCCTAGATCATGAAACAAACATCCGATGATAAGAGAGTCTTTTTGAATTTCCCAACCAAAGGACTTACATAATTTCATCGCATTTGACAAGACACGTAGTGAATGATCAACCAATCCTCCAGGAAATGCTGCATGATAATCCTTGCGACTAGATGCAGGACACAATACCAACCTTTCACCTAAATGATCAATCATTGATAACGCCGGTGATGATCTCTCTCCAAGCTTTTCACACAAAGAACGATACTTGTCAAAGTTAGTTGCAATGTCTTCAGGTGTCAATGTCATGTTGAAACAGTAACACACAATAAGTCGTTGTTCACCAAAAAACTTGCCTAGAATATATTTTTATATTCTCAACACTTGGAAATATCTTCAATTTTTAAGTAAAATTCTTGATCATATCCAGGGACTTTAATCTTGGAAATTGATGTTACATCATCTATTCTATCTGGATGTACGTCAATTATCAATGCATCATGTAGAACAAATAATGGTCTAATTCCATTTCCTCGTAGTTTATCAATGATTTTTGAAAATCCAATTAATGCAATGTCTACTCCAGTAGATTGAGCATAGTAATTAATGAGTATGTTGTCTTGAACACGATCAATCTCAATCCTTCGTCCGTGTTTGTTCTTAATGTATCCTAGATCTGAATATTGAGATTTTAATCTTTTCAGTAATGCTTTTGTATCTATGAATCTTTCTATCTGATTTATAACATCAACTACTTTTGATTCAGACACTCCTAAATTCAAAGCCACCATTGATTTAGAAGAACCATACAACACTGATAGAACAACAGCTTTCACAAGATCACGTGGAAGTCCACCAAATCTTGACGCAAGCATAGAATACATGTCAGACTCTTTACAATCATTTCCTGACTCATACAATAAAATTCTTGCCTCTAAAGAAGCAAAATCAATTGACATAATTCTTCCACCAGATACACTGGGTTTTAACAAAGATCGATAATCTTTCTTCAACAGAAGTATGTTTGGTCCCGACTTTACAACCAATCTTCCCGTCACAGTAGCAAATCTATCATAAATGACTTGCTGAGCATAACCACCCGCACGTGGTCGAAAGGTTTCGACCACGTGCGAATTTATCATTGATGAGTTTACGATATCATTGATCATCACACCGTCGACCTTTGCAGGTTTTAGAGAATTTAATACATGATTCCCTGAAAGCCACGCTGATTCATAATATTCAGTTGTTAATGTAGGTTGATCACGAACATAATCAATCACAGATTTAAAAAATTCCTTGTATCTGTCTTGTGGAATGATCATTGACCATGGAATAAATGTTGAATTACCAACCAACATTTCCATCATTTTTAAGTATGATTTTGGCGGTCTTGGAACATCCATGAACAATCCATTCAAACGTAGGATTGTATCCCAACACTTCAAGGAATCAATTTTTATTTTTCCACTAAACCACCAAACGTCATCACATAAGTTTTCAGTCCAAGTAAAACCATCATTTGAAATGATAAGATTTTTTTGAGAACCTAAAACGTTACGATCAACAACAACGTCCATTGATTCATAATTTAACAAACATTACACAAATATTCAACTAAATTAAAAATTAAGGGGTTTCTGTTTTAGGAGGAACAGGATCGTTTGCTCCGGGTGTCATCCCGACATCTTTTCCTCCAACTTTATCACTCATTTG